CGGGTCGAGCTCGAGCTCCACGGCGCCGCCCCGGCCCGGCGGCGAGCACGTGACTTGGACGAGCACCTTCTCCTCGCGCGAGTAGAGCCGGAGGAAGTTCGGCAGGCCGTCGCGGCGGAGCGTAAAGACGCGGCCGCTCGACACGAGCGGCAGACCGGCTACCACGTCGCCGGCCGGCGCCAGTCGCTCCTCGGGCGACACGACGAGCAGCGCGACGTTCGCGTCGACGAGCCGATCGTCGGCGGCCTTCGGCACCGGCCCGGAGTAGACGACGCCGTACGCGGCGCCGAAATCGAAGTCCTTCGGGAGCGGGAGCTGGCCGGGCTCGAGGCCGCGGAGCTCCTGCATCGTCGCGTCGGCGACGACCGACATCACGCAGAACCCCTCCGGCACCCAAAACTCGCCCCCCCGCGAGACGTGCGTCACGCGGAGGCGGAGCCACTCGCCGGTCGGCGCCTGCGCCTTCGGGTCCCAGCCGTACTCGAGCAGCACGTCGCCGCTCTGAAACTTCGGCGTCCGGTCGTCCCTCCGGAACTCGAACCGCTTCAAGCCGAGCGCCAGGAGCCGGAGCTGCTCGGGGTGCACTTTGAGGACGTGAAACACCGGGCGTTCCTCCATCGTGGGGATTCGGGACGGTTCGGCGAAGTGCGGGCGCCTGGCGGCCGGGGTCCGCGACCGGACGCCGGGGAGGAGGGAAGAGGCCGTCCGGCAGCTCGGCCGCCAGGTCCCGCGGTTTCCCATTGTGGAACCGCCTGCCGAGTTTTGCAATGGGGAACCGGTTCCGCCCCCTCCCGCCGGCGCCGGCCGGGCACGCTTCATTCCCTTCTCTGCTTCTCCACTTCATGCTTTGCTCTAGACACTTCGGCGCCGGTTCGCGGTCGGTTCGGAGCCACTCACGTGAAGAAGAGGGGAGCGCGCGACCCGCTCGAGGACGACGGGATCGAGCTCGCGCTCGTGAGCGAGCTCGCGACGCTCGACGTCGAGGAGGCGGCGCCGCCGGACGTCGCGGTCGCCTGCGCCGGCGAGCTGCTCGCGCTCCACGACGGCGCGCCGCCGGTCGTCTTCGACTCGGGCGCGATGCGCGTCGTCCGCGGCCGCGTGATGCTCGAGGCCGCGCGCCGCGGGCAGCGCGGGGCGGTCGCGGCCGTCGACGTGGGCGAGCGGCCGGAGCTGCGCGCCGGCTACGTGCTCGCCTGGGACGCGCTCGCGCCGCTGCTCGTCTCGCGGGACGGCTTCGCGCGCGTGCTCGAGCGGCTCGAGCGGGCCGCCGGCGAGGGCGTCGGGCCGCTGCCGCGGCCGGGACGCCTGCCCCCGCCCGCCGAGCTCGGCGAGCGGTAGCCGAGGACGACCATTTCCGAGAACTTGACGTCGCGGCCTTCCGCACGACCGACCGCCTCGGCGTCGGCGTCGACGCGGGCCGAGAACGACTCAGGCACGTAGACCGTGCGCGTCACCATCGCCTCGCCCCAGCGGCGCGGGCGCCCGCCCCGGTTCACGCTCGCCGCCGCCGCCGCCGCCGTTCGCTCGCCTGGCATCCGCTGCTCCGCTCTCGGGCCGCCGCGTTCCCCATTGTAAAACCTCGCGCGATGGCAGACGAGCCCGCGACGGCGCAACGGCTGGGGATCCGCGGCTACGCGCGCTGGCGCAGCGAGCGGTACGGCCCCGTTTCCCACGCGGCCGTCCGCAAGGCGATCGAGTCGCGGCGGATCGCGCAGGCCGTCGTCGACGGCAAGATCGACCCCGTCCTCGCCGACCGGCTCTGGGAAGCGAACACGGACCCCGCGCAGCAGCGGCGCACCGGCCCGCGTGCGGGCGCGAGCGCGAGTTCCTCCAACGCGCCGCCGGTCGCGCAGCCGGGCCTCTTCGGCGCGACCGCCGAGCAGGACGAGGCCGAGCGGCGCCGGCGCGACGAGGAGGACGTCGCCGCCGTTTCGTACAAGCGCGCGTCGACGATCCGCGAGGTCTTCCGCGCGCGGCTCACCGAGCTCGAGTACCGCCAGCAGCGCGGCGAGCTCGTGAACGCCGCGGCCGTGCGCCGCGCGCAGTTCGAGCTCGCCCGGCGCGTGCGCGACCGCGTGCGCGACGTCGAGGACCGCTGCGCCGCGCGCCTGGTCGCGCTGCCGAACGAGGCCGCCGTCCGGAAGGTCTTGGGCCAGGCGCTCCGCGACGCGCTCGAGGAGCTCGCGGGGCCGGCGAGCGCCGCGCCGTGAGGCACGTGCTGAAAGAGTGCGGCCGGCCCGGCTGCGAGCTCTGCCGCGTCGGGCTGCTCACCTGGAAACTGTATGAGTACGCGATCCGCCGGCTCGCCGACGACCCGTTCCGCTACGCAATGGCCGACGGCCGCGGCCGGATGCTGCGCGAGCTCGAGCGCGTCGCAGTGGACGAGAAGGAATCGCTCGCGCTCTCGGCCGTGCGCCACGTGATGCAGGCGTTCGACGACCCGTACTTCGCGGCGCAGCTCCGCGAGGTCGTGCGCGCAGAGCGACGAGCGAGGCGCTGCCGTGGCTTCTGAGGAACCCGGCGGCGCGAGCCAGGAGGGCGAGGACCAGGCCGCCGTCGCGCTCGTCGCGCGCGCCTGGTCGGAGGGCCTGCGGCCCGAGTCGACGCGCTCGATCGTCGAGTGGATCGAGGCGAACCGCGTCCTCTCCTCGATCAGCTCCGCGACGCCCGGCCCCTACCGCTTCCAGAAGACGCCGTACCTGCGCGAGATCGCCGAAGTGCTCTCGCCGTCCTGCCAGATCCAGCGCGTCGCCGTCCGCAAGGGCGCGCAGATCGGCTTCTCGGAGTTCGCGGTCTCCGTCGTCGGCTACCTCATGGACCAAGTCCCCTGCCCGATCATCTACCTCCTGCCGACGACCGACCTCTGCAAGAGCGTCGCGCACCAACGCCTGCAGCCGATGATCGACACCTGCCCGCGGCTCGCCGACCGCGTGAGCGAGGCGAAGGCGCAGCACGGGAAGTTCGCGGACTCGGTCCGCCTGAAGCAGTTCCCCGGCGGGATCCTGGCGCTCCTCGGCGCGAACTCGCCGGCGGGGCTCCGCACGATGACGGCGCGCTACGTGATGAAGGACGAGGTCGACGGCTACCCGCCGCAGGTCGGCGAGGAGGGCGACCCGTCCGAGCTGGTCGACCGCGCCGCGCGCTCGTTCGGGGCGCGTCGCAAGGTGTTCGAGTTCTCGACGCCGACGTTCCTCGGCCGCTCGCGGATCCAGCGGGCGTTCGAGGCCGGCGACCAGCGCTCGTTCTTCGTCCCCTGTCCGCACTGCGGCCACTTCCAGCGCCTCTTCTGGACGGACGAGAAGACGGGCAAGCGCGGCGTCGAGTGGGCCGGCGAGGGGCCGGAGCGCGAAGTCTGGTACCGCTGCGCCGGCTGCGCGGCCAAGATCGACGAGAACGCGAAAGAGTCGATGCTCGCCGCCGGCGTCTGGCGGCCGAAGTTCCCCGAGCGCTCGGACTGGGAGCGGAGCTACGAAGTCTCGGCGCTCTACGCGTCGGCCGGCAACTACTCGTGGCGCGAGGCGGTCGCCGCGTTCCAGAAGGCGAAGGACGAACCGGAGAAGCTCCGCGTCTTCGTGAACCACACGCTCGGCGAGCCGTGGGAGGAGCGCGGCGACGCGCCGCCGTGGGAGGAGCTCTTCCGCCGGCGCGAGGACTACCCGATCGGCACCGTGCCGAAGGGGGGCTACCTGCTCACGGCCGGCGTCGACGTGCAGCAGAACCGGATCGAGTGCGAGGTCGTCGCGTGGGGCCCGCGCCTCGAGAGCTGGTCGGTCGCCTACTTCGAGCTCGCGGGCGACGTCGCGAGCGACGCGCCGTGGGACCAGCTCGACGAGGTCCTCGTGCGCCAGTACCCGGCGGCGAGCGGCGGCGCGCTCCCGATCCGCGTCGCGTGCGTCGACTCGGGCTTCGCGACGAACACGGTCTACGCGTACTGCCGAAACCGCCGGCCGGGCCTCGCCTTCGCCGTGCGCGGGATGCCGAGCGTCAACGTGCTGGTCGCCGTCCCGAACTGGATCGACATCACGACGCGGGGCCGCAAGGTGCGCCGCGGCGTGCAGCTCTGGGGCGTCGGCGTCGACGTGGCGAAGCGCGAGCTCTACGGGTTCTTGCGAGGCCGCGCGCCGCTGAAACCCGGCGACAAGGTCCCGGTCGGCTTCTGCCACTTCCCGCAGTACGGCGAGGGCCACTTCAAGCAGCTCACGGCCGAGCAGCTCGTGCCGCGGAAGGACCCGCGCGGGTTCCTCAAGTACGAGTGGGTCAAGGTCTACGAACGGAACGAACGCCTCGACTGCCGCAACTACGCGCGCGCGGCGGCGTCGATCGTCGGCGTCGACCGTTTCAGCGACGCCGATTGGGCGCGCGCAGCCGGCGGTTATCGTACGACCCCGCCGGCGCAGGTCGCCGCGCCCGACGCCGAGCGCGGCGCGGGCTACTGGGACCGCTTCCGGAGGGGGCAGGGACGATGGCGCGCGACCTAGCTGCCGAGCTCGAGGCGCTGGAAGCCGCGATCAACCGCGGCGTCCTGGTCTACCGCTACCAGGACCGCTACGAGGAGTTCCGCTCCCTTGACGACATGATCCGCATCCGCGACGGCCTGCGCCGCCAGCTCGGGATCGCGACCGCCGCGCCGGGCTCGCGCGACGCGCTGATCGAATACAACAAGGGCACGCGGCCGGGCGTCGGGCAGCACTCGGGCACCTGGCAGGGCTGGGTCCCTTGAGCCCGACGAAGAACGGCACCGGCTCGCGGGACGCCCCCGCCGGCGCGCCGCGCGTCTCGAAGTTCGAGCGCGCGCTGGCCGTCGTCTCGCCGGCGCTCGCGCGCGCGCGCTACGACCAGCGGCTCCGGCTCTGGGCGCACGAGCAGGAGGCGCTGCGCTACGAGGGCGCCGACGTCGGCCGGCGCACCGGCGACTGGCGGCCGCAGTCGACGAGCGCGAACGTCGAGACGGCGTCGAGCCTGCGCCACATGAGGAACCGCTCGCGCGCGCTCGGCCGCGACCGCGGCTGGGGCCGGCGCGTGGTCGAGCTCTGGACGGCGTTCCTCGTCGGGTCCGGCTGGGAGCCGACCTTCGACGACGGCGACGCGCGCGAGGGGCCGTGGGAGGACTGGGCCGGCGCGGGCTCGACCGAGTGCGACGCGAGCGGCGAGCACGAGTTCTACGCGCTGCTCCGCGCCGCGGTCCGGTGCTGGCTCGAGTCGGGCGCCGCGCTCGTCGTGCGCCGCTGGGCGCCGGAGAAGGCGCTGCCGGTCGAGTTTGCGGTCTACGAGCCGGACTACCTCGACTGGGGCCGCGACGGCCGGACCGCGAGCGGCGGGACCGTCGTCCAGGGCGTGCAGCACGACGCCGAGGGCCGCCTCGAGGGCTACTGGCTGCACGCCGAGCACCCCGGCGGCGACTCGCTCGGGGCGCTCAAGCCCTCGAGCTTCTACGCGGCCGCGGACGTCGCGCACCTCTACCTGTACGACCGGCCCGGCCAGGTGTCCGGCGTCCCGATCCTGCACGCGATCCTGCTCTCGCTCCACGACTGGACCGACCTCACCGACGCGAAGCTCCTGCAGCAGAAGAACGCCGCGGCCTTCGCGTGGGTCGAGCGCGACCTCTCGACCGACCCCCCCGCGGGGCCGCTCGGCCAGGACGCGCCGAAGCCGACTCGGATGGTCGAGCCCGGCTCGGTCCTGCAGGCTGACGGCGGGCGCACGGTCGAGCCGATGCCGACGCCCGACCCGGGGCCGTTCGAGGAGCTCGCGAGCGAGTTCCTGCACGAGCTCGCGGGCGGGGTCGACCTGCCGTTCTCGCTCTTCTCCGGCCACCTGAAGGAGATGAGCTTCTCGACCGCGCGCGCCGCGCTGATCCCGATGCTCAAGGTCACGGACGGCAAGGTCCGCGCGGCGCTCGTGCCGCGGTTCCTGCGCCCCGTGTTCCGTTGGTTCGCCGAGGGCGGCCGGCTGCGCGGGCTCGCCGGCTTCGCCGGCGCGCGCGCGCACCTGGTCGACTGGAACCCGCCGCCGCCGCCGCAGCTCGACCCGCTGCTCGAGACGGAGGCGGACCTCGCGAACGTGCGCGCGGGCTTCAAGTCGCTCTCGGGCGTGCTGCGCGGCCGCGGGGTCCACCGGACGCGACACCTCGAGAGCCTGCGCGCCGAGCGCGACCAGGTCGACGCGCTCGAGCTCGTGCTCGACGGCGACGGGAGGAAGTTCGGGCCGGCCGGCGCGTCGCCGGGTTACGACGTCGCGAAGGCGCAGGCGGAGCGCGCGGCCGCGCCGGCGCCGGCACCGGAGGCCGCGCGCGCCGCGTCGACCAAGTAGGAAGGGGGGAACCGTGAGCCTCGCCGCGATCAAACTCCGCATCGACCGCAACGGGGGCGTGATGCTCCCGCAGCTCGAGCAGCTCGCCGACGTCACGCCCGACTCCTGGGACGCGAAGGCGCGCACGTTCGAGATGATCCTCTACAGCGGCGCCGCCGTGCAGCGGCGGAGCTTCTGGACCGGGCACCGCTGGACCATGCAGTTCTCGATGGACGACGGCGCCGTGCGGACGGACCGGTTGAAGGCCGGGATCCCGATCCTCATGGACCACGGCGCGACGCGGCTGCTCGACCCGCAGGTCGGAATCTCGCGGAGCTTCCGCTTCGAGGACTCCTCGGGGTCGCGCAAGCTCCACGTCGTCGCGCAGCTCTCGGAACGCGCCGAAGTGCAGCCGATCGCGCAGGACGTCGCCGCGAAGATCAAGCGCAACGTCTCGATGGGCGCGCAGCCGTACGCGGTCAAGGTGAAGCCGGCCGACGAGGAGAAGAAGACGCTCGAGCACTGGACGGTCACCGACTGGGAGGTCCTCGAGGGCTCGCTCGTCGCCGTCCCCGCCGACCACGGCGCGACCGTGCTCGACGCGTCCGGACTGCCGGCCGGCGGCGTGACGTTCAACGGTTCCGAGCCCCGCGAGGCGCCGCTCGTGCACCGTTGCGCGGTCGTGATAGAGTCTCCGCTCGACCCCACGACGGGTCGGCTCTCGACAGAAGGCACGGGGGAGGACGCTCACGTGGCTGCAAAGCCGGGACAGCTCGCCGTACAGCTCGCCGCCGAAGGGTCGAAGGAAGAGGCGGGCGCGGCCGCGGGCGCGGG